GTTCTTGTCACTGTTGGCGCTGAGGCGATGCTCGACCGTCAGAGCGGTGCCGGCGCTGGTGTTTTTAACGCCCACGCCATCAACGATCATCATCGGGTTCTGAGTAAGCAGGATTCCTTCTTCTTCGAGTTCAGAAGGAACGACGATTCTTTCCATCTTCAGACCGAGTTCGGCGCCGCCCTTGATGTCTTTCATTTTTCTGAAGGCCAGACGAAGTGCAGTCATACCTACATTGCCCAACGCTTCGGCGTTGGCGATCAGGTTGCCGTGCTTGGCTGAGAACAGCGCGTTAGCGGTGCCGTCGCCGTAGGTCTGCACGTTCGGGTTACTGGTGATGATGTTCCAGACGCCGTCGCCGATAAGTTTGTCGGCGCCGCGAGCGAACTGCGCGATCTGCTTCATGAACACGCCGAGCTGATCGTTGACCAGCATCTGGCGAGTGCAGCTCATTTCGCAGCCATAGGTTTTAACCTGGTTGGTGGCGCTGATTTCGTCGAAGCTGACCGCTTTGTATTTGCCGCCGGGCAGGATTTCAGAGAAGGTCGGAACACCTGAAAAATTGGCGACGGTCATGATATGGAAGGTGCTGGCGTCGGTGATTTCTACGATATCGCGCCAGGTTTCTTCGGAATACTGATACGCCGACTGCAGTTGCAGATTGGCGATGTTGCCAAGCAGAACCGGAAAGTCGGTGGTGCTCATGGCGCGCTTGATAATCTCGTCGCTGTCGAAGTTTCTGGTGTTGACGCCATTGCGCTGCAGTAGTTCTTCGGCGATACGCACGATGCTGCGGCCTTTGAAGTTTTCGGCTCCGGCTTCGGGCAGTTTAACTTCGACGCCATAACGCATGGCGACGCCATGAACGGCAGAGCGGCAAAATTTCTCGGCCTCGGTAACGCCCATGCGAATCACGGGCACGGCCTGGCGCTCTTTGGTGAGGTGTGCCAAAACCTGTTTTCTGGCCTCTTCGACCGAAACGTTGTTTTTGATCATGTCTTCGGCCAGAGATTCGGCGCCCTGAATCTGACACATCGAGCGAATTTCGTTCTGGCGTTCAGACTCAGCTTTCGCGCCCTTCGAGCGCTCTTCGTCAGAGGCACTGATCAACTTCTGAGCGCGTTCCTTGATTTCTGCCGGCAGGTCGGCATTGTCTTCGAGCTTGCCGCAGCGCGCTTCAAAAAGTGTTTCGAGGGCAATTCTCTGCGCTTCGGTCAGAGCTGCTGCGTCTATGCCGAGTTTACGGCAGAAAGTTTCAAACTTCATGGTTCTTTCCTCCTGTGAGTTTTTGCCCGATTCGGGGCTGGTTGCAGCGCCCTGAGCGCTGGTTGTTACCTGTGTTCTGCTTCGCTGTGCGCGAATTTTTGAAAATTCATCGGCTCCGACCGGGCATAATGAACCCTCATATGGTGCCCAGTCGGTGGCGATCTTGACCGGCCCTTCGTATGAGCGGCCATTGAAAGTGAACGTTTCGCCCTTTTCGACGTAATGCGCGGCATAAACGCGGTAGCCGCCAGATAGATCTGTGACATGACCGTCTTTAACCTTGTCGAAAGCTTCCTGAGAGCGGGTGTCTTTGGCAAAAATGAGATCAGCGACCAGTTCTTCGCGACCGTCTTTTTTATCGATTCTGAGATTGCGGCAGCTGCCAAGAACCGTGGCGACGCTGAAGGCGTTGTGAGAGTCACACAACGGCATCTGCTGAGGCATTCTGCATGCTGCCATTGGAAGGACTTCCTGTATCCAGCCGTCTCGATGCCAGTCATACATCCATGTCGGCGCGTCGGTCAGAATTGTGGCAACCACGCTTCTGGCTTTTTCGTCGACAGTTGGAGCGCCAAGGCCGAGAGCGCGGCAGAATCTATCGTTATCAACCTGGGTGTTGCGCGTATCGCACTGACGATATAGCTGTTCGAAATGTCTGATCTGCTCAGGCGTCAGCGTGTTCAGCTCGAACCCCATGCTGCGCACAAAATCTTCAAAGTTCATTTTAAGTCTCCTTTTTCGTTCTCTTCCGCGTCATCGTCTTCGGCGGCGCTGGTTGTGGCTGTTTTTGCCGGAACGAGCAAGCTTGCGAAGTGAATCTGTTCTTCTTTGAGTTCTTCGAGGTTTTCTTCGTAGTCGACGCCCTTGCGCTCGCAGATCAGACGGCGGTTGGTAGTGCCGTTTTCGAGCGCGAGCTTGTCGGCGTTTTCGTCTTTTACCGGGTCGGTCGCGGGCAGAGCTGGCAGGGTGAAGCGCATGCGCTGGTAATATTCCCTGTTCTGCCAGTAGCCGGGCAGTTTCAGACCGCGAGTCACTTCAATATCGAGCCATCTCTGAACGATAGGCCGGCAGAACTTGCGGATCATGAAATCAGAGTCAAGTCTGAAAATAGCTCGTTCGCTGTTCTGGCCAGCTTTAAGCGTAGAGAAATTGGCGTTCGAAAAGTCACCGGTGAAAGTTTCGTAGCTTTGCGAAAAGCCTTTGGCACACTTGCGCAGATACGACCGGTCGAACTCAGAGAAAGCGCCGGTGGGCAGTTCTGGTTTGACAGCGCTGGTTTTTTCGCCAGGGCGCAGATGATTAACGCGCACCGGGCCGAAGCGGGTGACTTTCTTCTCGGTTGAAGCCGTCGCCTGTTCGCCGAAACCGGCGGAGGCTTCGACGTCTTCTGACTCGACGATAATGCCGAACGCGGCCGCAACCCTGTGTAGCTCAAGAATCTGATCAGAAAGTTCGTTCTGGTCATAAAGCGACATGACTGCAGAGACATAGTGGCTAATGCCACGTGTTTCAGTTATTCGGCCAGGCTTATAGATATGATGCACGATTCTGGCTGGCACGGCCACGGTTTCGCCTGACAGCGAAAAGCTGCCGGGCTGGGCTTTGTAAAAATGGTAGAAGACGGGCCGGCCAAACTTATTGAACTCTATGCCTCTGACGGCAAAGTTTCCGTTTTTCATGTTGCCTTCGACCGATGACAGCTGTGTCGATTCAACCAGCTGCAGCTTGAATGGGTGATGCTCGTCGGCTGTCTCGATGACAAAAACTTCACCGTCGATCTTGAGGTGACGAAACACCAGTTCTTTGATGTCCTGCCAGTCTCTACCGTCGATGGTGCAGTCTTCAGCCCAGCGCCAGAAAGCGTTTTCAATAAGATCGATGGCCTTGTCGTCGCGCTTTTTGTCGTCGGTCAGAATATTGAATTGCGGGTCGAGTGCCGTGCCGACCGAAAAAGCGAAGCTGACTTTGAGAGCTTCTTTAACCAGGGGATGATTGCGGTCGAGGTCTCTGGCTCGTTCGGTGGCGACCTGGTAACCCTTTCCTATTTCCTTGTCGCCAGAAAATAATCCGGGGCGCCATTCCTGATTAACGCTGCCGAAGGTAACGGCGGCATCGTAGCCGCGAAGCTGCAGATGGTTTTTGAGATAGTTTCTGGCCGTTGCTGGTGCCAACAGGCCGATTACTCTGGCAGCGGTTCTGACAAACTTGTCGTAAAGAGTGGCTTCGTGTTTCATCTGCCACCCCTTCCGAAAATTATATCAGTGCCACCGCCGCCAGATCGGCGCATCAGCTTGGTTTCGGTTCTGGCTATTTCTGCCGTAATCCAGGCTTCGTCGGCTCTGGTGACCCCGCGCCCGTTGACAACATAGCTTTTGCCGAGCAGCAACGCTTCGCGTGCCGCATATAGTTTGGTCAACCAGACTTGAAGTTCAGCTGCCGTCTGCATGTTGCGCCTCTGCTTAAAAATTTGAGCGGATTTTATATTCTCCGCGAATGCTCATCTATTTTTAAGTTTTAAGGGGCGGTGCCGTCTACGGAGGTTGGAGTTTCTCCAACTCTTTTTTTACGGCATTTTGAAACAGCCATCACAGCTTGCCGAATTAACTGTCTTCGGGCTCTTTTCGAACTGTTTTAAACGTAATGCCACAATGCCGGCATCGGTGGTAACGAACACCTTCCGGAGAAGTGTTGTTGGTTCTGCAGAATCGACCACAAAGCTTGCAGCGACCGCCCTTGAAGGGAACGTATTCGGCTGTGCTGGTTAATTGCTGCCTGATCCAGAGAGAAAGTTTTTCGCTTGCGATAAGTTTGCCTGCCGTTTTTTTATCTTCCAATGCAACGTCTCCATCTGCTTGATCTGTAGTCATCGTCTGCCTCTTCGTTGATATTATTATTGTCTGTCAGCGGTGTAACCGCTGTCGGCGCCGGCGTTGGTACCGATACCACCTGAATCGACGCAGGTGCAGGAGCGGTGCCGGCATCGAGCAGGTTCAACTGCTGCAGGTAGGCGCAGCAGAAATTCAATACTTCACAGTCCCACATGTCGTTTCGCTTATGATCGGGGCGGCACCAGATACCCTTTGCGTTGCGATACTCGGCGGACATGTGCTGAAAGTATGCTTCACCGGGTGTCGAATGAAGGTGAAACGCGCCCGGTTCGTTTGCCTGCAACGTCAGCTTGCCGGCAAGCAGGTCTTTAAGCAGCGTGGTGTTGACGTGAATCAGCTTGATACTTGATTTAAGCGGTATGCCTTGCGGGTCCTTGTCGATTCTGGTTATTCTGTGGGTCCCGGGCATGGTATGACTGGCGCCCCTCGATGCGTAAAGAACGTTGCGGTGTTTGCGGCAGAACTCATAGACTTCGGCGGTTCTGTGCCCGCCAGAGTCCATCAATCCGCGATATATTCGCATAGGTCTGCCGCTGACGGTCTGAAAAGTGTGGTATAAAACCCGCTCGATGTCTTGAAACGATACCAGCTGGCCAGACATTACCTGCCAGCTTTCCATCGCGGAATACCCCCAGGCACGCACCGAAAACCAGAAAAGCTCATCCTGGGTATCGATGCCGATGGTCAAGCCTTTTGCCTCATCGGGTACAATACCTTCAGGGCGTTTGTCACAGAGTTTTTCCAGTGTTTCTCGACCACGACGACTGTCTTCGGTGGGGTTCCATGGTTCGGCAAGACTTGAGTTGACGTAGTTGTGAAGATCGCCAAAGTTGCCGATTTTTGATTCGCGGTTGGCTCTGGTAAACTTTACGGCCAGGTCTCCCCATTTGGTCAGATACGAATAAAATTCGGGCAGGTGATAAGATCGATGCTCTGCCGGCGCGTTGCTGTTCTGTGGCACCCATCGACCGGCCAGCAACATCGAGGGTTTATCGCTCTCGTTTATTTGCTGCTGGCAATGAGGGCAAACCATGTGAGCGGTGGCCGCAACGACCGAGTCGTCTTCGCTGTCTTCGAACCTCAACAGTTTTTGCTCAAATTTGAATTCAGCGCCACATTTCGGGCAGGGCATCATATACACTCGCTGGTCGCCCTGTTGGAAAAGACGCCAGATAGTGCCTGTTGCAACTGACGGAGTCGAGGTGGCGATCTTTTTGTGATTGGTATAGAACTTGACGCGCTCAAAAGCGAGACTCACCAGGTCGGCTTCTTTCTTGTCGGCCTTGTAGTCATCGTATTTGTCAGTTTCGTCCAGGATGACCATCATGCAGCTTTCGGCTGAAAGCTGGTTCGGGTTTGCGCCCTTGACGAAAATGACCATGTCCTTGAGCTTAACCATGCCCTTTTTCACGTCATCATCGACACCGGTTTTCAGGCTGGCCAGACAGGGGTTGCTGTTGATGAGTGGTATAATCTTGTTCTCGTTCAGGGTTTTCGCCGCCTCTGCCGATGGTCTGACGAAAAGGCAGTTGCCTGGGTTATTGGCGATTGAATAGAGAATGCCCATGACGATGGTCATGGTCTTGGAACTTTGCGCTGACCAGCAGAGAGTGATCTGTTTTATCTCGGGGTCGGCGAATGCTTCGAGCACTTCGCGGACATAGGGCATGCGACTGGTAGAATATGAGCCGAGAATCGGCGACACGATCGTTGACTTGATCTCAATGTTCTCTTCGGCCCAGCGCCACGGGTTGAGCTTCGCCGGCGGCTCAAGGTGCTTTTTTATAATAGGCGACAAAGCCGCCTTAATCGTAGTTTCGTGCGTATTCAAGAGCATTGCGTATTTCCTCCTCGAGCAGTTTTTGAATCTTGCCGCTTGTCTGGTTTTCAAGAACCGGCGCGAGTTTGACCGGCAGGTTCAGGAAGATCGAGCGAAGGGTGCTGAGCATGCCGGCCAGGTAATCCTGCACGGCATCTATGCGCACCAACTTTCTGTGTTCGCTCAGACTCTTGGTAGTCTTCTTCGCCGCTTCATTCAGTGCCAGCAGGGTTTTGCTCCAGTTGGTCAGATCGTCGCCGCTAAGTCGACCGGTGTCTTTAGAGTTGGTATCGATCTGTTCTTTGAGTTTCTGCATGTATATTTTGGTTTCCTCAAGAGCTTCATCAAGTTCGAGCCGGTCTTTTGCCGGAACTGATTCTTCAACCTTTTTGCGCTTACCAGCATTGCGTTTGTCTGTCATTTTTTCGGGCGTCTTTTCAGCGGTCCTGTTTTTGCCGATAACCTCGTTGAAGGTATTTTGATCAGCCTGGTTATTGGCCAGCACTTCACGAACCACCTTGAGGCATTCGTCTTTGTGGCTGCCTCTTCGGCGCTGAGGTTGTTTATAAATCCATTCACACACGGAAATAAGGTTATAGCCTTGGCCCTTAATCCTGCTCGGGCAACCGGCCCTGACCATTTTGTCAAATTGTGGCTCGCTCAAACATAAGAATTTGAGCAGTTTTTCGCGACTTTCTATGAA